CGATGAAGGTGCTCGGCACCAGCGGTGCCCACTCATACTGCGTGTAGAGCGATTTGGTGATCAGGATTAGTCCGCTTGGGCTGATA